GGCGAGGTCCATCATCTTGAAGCAGGTCAGCGCACTGTCGGGTGTGCAGTTCACGATCTCGACGCCCTCCGGCAGCATCCGGCTGGCCGCGATAAACCGCTTCGTCCAGTTCTCGTAAGTCTGTGGCCTTGTCGTTCTCAGGCCCTGCGGGTGTTTGCCGAAGAAGTGGCCCTTCTCCCCGACGCGCCGCATGTCGAAACCGACCAGGGCAATGCGACCGCGCCAAGCGATCTTGTGGCCCGCGATGTTGATCGCCTGGAAGCCGCTATTGTCTCCGTAGTGGATCACCGCCGGATCGAGTGAGAAGCCTTCCCCGTCGCGGCCAGCAATCAAGCTGAGGCCGTACTTGCTGCCGACGTCGATCTTGTTGTCGCGGACCCGATTGCCGTGGGAACTCCACCGCTCGCCAGCGAAATCCCTGCACCCATCATGATGGCGCCACCACTCGGCGTCGCAGGCGTAGAGCAGTTCCGCGTCTGGAAAGAGCCTGTAGGCATCGTTGACGGCGATCGTGGGGACGCCGCGGCATCTTGCGGCGATATCGGCTGTCAGGCTCGGTCCCGGCGCGGCGACGATGCAGACATCGCCCCAATCAGGACTTATTCTCTGCAACATCGATGATCTTGGTTTCGAGCGGGTAGGTCATCGCCTTCTTGCGCGACTTCCGGGTCTTCTTCGGCTTCGGCTGGACAGCGGCCGCGGTGACGGGACGGGCAACCGGAGAAGCGGATCGCACCGGTTCGGACTCGCCCATGCCTTCGGAGACAGCGCGATCGGCGACAGCCTTCGGAACCTCGCCGGGCACCCGGTAGCGGCCGGGCTTCATCACCTGCTGGCCGCGCTTCGGGTCCCGGTAGCGCCATGGGCGCTGAATTGTGAGAATGGAATTCATGGATCAGTCAGGGCCGGCGGTGAGGCCAGCCCTGCCCTTCATTCACGTTGCGAGGATCAGAGGCACTTCAGCCACTTGATCGCATCGTTGTTGAGAACGATGCCGCCCTCGCGCCGGCGCACGTAGAACCGGACGTAACCGACATTGGTCACGTTATCGCGGGTGATCCGCAGTCCGGTCCGCTCGGTCAGGAGATAGCCCTGCGAGAAGTCGCCGAAGGCCACCGGCAGGTTGCCGCCGCCGATATCGTCGAGCTGCTCCCACGTCTCCATGCGCTTGCCGAGCAGCATGTCGGGCTGATCGGGCACAAGGCTCGGCTGCCAAAGATACTGACCGTAGGTATCCTTCAGCTTCCGCACGGCGCCGATGGTGTTGGAGTTCATCACCCAGACACCCATGCCACGGTAGGCCGAATTGAGGCCGTACTGCAGGTCGATCAGCGAGTCCGCGTCGATCGCGGCCGGCGAATTGTCGCCGGTCGGGAGGTACTGGTAAGCGGCCGCAGCGCGCTTCGGCGAAGCATCGTCGGCGGTCGTCACCGGCGTGGTGTTCAACATGCCGGTCGGCTTGTTGGTGCCGTTGCCGCTGATCACCGCCAGACCCTCGGCAATGGCGAACTGCCGCGCCACCGACTCGGTCAGCCAGTTCTCGACGTTGAAGAAGATGTCGTCGAGGGACCATTCCGAGACCTGCGGATAGGCGTAGAGTTCGCCGTGCGTCGGGGCCACCTCGCGAAGCTGCGGGGTGCTGGTCGCCGCCCGGCTATCGGACTCACCGACCCAGCCGGCAGTGGCGCCGTTGATGTCGATCAGCTCCTTGTAGTCCGACGTGCCGACCTGGACGACCTTCACGAGATTGCGGATCGGCGAGAACTTCTGCTGGAGCAAGCCGATCTGGCGGCTGATCTCCTCCGGCACCGCATAACCGCCACCGGCCGGCGAAGCAACGGTGATGTCCTTCCGCATCATGTCGTGGAGCTTCTGCTCGAGGTGAGAATTCGAGCCCTTGGCGCGAATCCACTCGAACACCGCGTCCTTGTACTCTCCGGCGGCCTTCTCCTTGCTGGTCTTGCCGGGCTTGGTTGCGCGGGTTTCGAGGTCTTCGATGCGCTCGCGCTGAAGAGCGATCTCGGTCTCGATTTCCTTCTTGGCGGCGACCGCCTTCGTGAGGTCGAGTTCGATCTTGCCGAGCTTCTCGGTGAGTTCCTTGGCGAGCGACTCGTCGCCCTTCTTGAGGGCTTCGAGGGCCTCGTCGTTCGCGGCCTTGAAGGCCTCGAAACTCGTGCCGATGTCGTTGATGCTCTTGGTCAGAGCGCCCATGGACGTTTCAGACATGGTATTTCCTTTCGGGTTTTAGGGGATAGTCAGAACTTGAGGCAGGACACGGCGAACCGCGCCGACAGAGCCTCAGCGGCGGCCTCGGCGGCCTCCGCTTCTTCGTCCGGCATCACCTCGTCCCGAGGGGTGCTGATCGGCGTCCCGGCATCGCGCTGGAACTTCTTGAGGACCGAGGAGGCAATCACTGCCTCACGCTGCGAAAGGCCTGCGTCACGCAGGCTGGCCTCGTATTCTCGCAACTGATCCAGCGTCTTGACGCCGGAGATTCTTGCCTTGTCGTTCGCCCCGAACAGGACGATCGAGACCTCTTTGAGGTCGATATTGGTGATGGTGCGGTTCGGCTCGCCGGGCTTCGTGCCCTCACGCGCCTCGCGGATCATGAAGCCGACCGACAGCGCGTCGAGTTCGCCGGACTTCAGGCCCTCGTAGATATACTGGCCGCGCTCCGTGTTGAGCGCGAAGAGACGCCCCTCGACCTTCAGGCCGCGGCTGTTCTCCTCCATCTGGGTCCACTGGCCGACCGGCAGAAGATCATCCGACGACAGCCCCCAGCCGCCGTGCTGCAGCAGCATCTTCGGCCACTTGCCGGTGGCCTTCCACTCGCGCAGCGTCTCGGAGTAAGCCCCCCGTTCGATGACGTCGCCATGGGAATCGACGTTGCCGAAAACCGAACCATAGCCGGAGAAGGTTCCGGTCTTGGCGCCCTCGCTGTCGAGCAGCTTGATATCGGTCAGGCCGACCGTGCAGCGCTCGAGATCGAGCGCCGGCGCGTCCTTGAACATCGCTGTCACCTATTCCTGGGAGTCCGGGTCTTCCGGGTCGTCCGGCGGGTCATCGGATGCGGGTGTCTGCCCGGACGGGCCTTGCTCGTAGTAGGTGCCGCCGCCGCCGTCCAATCGAGGATTCATGCCTTCGCCCTCACGCCACTCGTCGGCGTTGATGATGCCGTTCTGCCGCTGCACCGCGAGACCTGCCTGGCGATCCTTGAAGTTCGCCCGCAGAGTGGCGTCGGGATTGAAGCGGATGATGATCCCGTTACGAACATCCTCCGGCGTCAGCAGATCGCGCTCCATCGCGGCCTCGAAGACCCGGACCAGCGGCAGGATCACATTCGTGGTGAAATTCTGATCCTGCTGCTCGACGTTGTTGTAGGTGCCTTTTGACAGGTCGCCGACCAGATGCGGCGGACACCCCCAGGCACCAGCGATCACCGTCCGTTGGTACTGCCGGAGCTCAAGGAATTGCGCCTTGTCGTTCTCGATCGGCAGCAAGGTCGGCGCGGAGATGCCCTTCGGCATCAGCATCGCCTTGAACCGGCCTTTCCGCGAGTAGGCGGTCTGGATGTCATCCTGAAACTGCGTCCGCGCCTCGTCCTTCTCGTGTCCCTGATTGCCGTCCTTGTACTCGAAGATCAGGCCGGGCATCGCGCCGTTGCCGAACAGCGAGGCGCCAAACCGCTCGGCCGCGATCTCCATAGCGATCGCCTCGCGGATATCCGAAACCGGGGAATCGCCGGTCACCCCATCCCGCGCGGCGAGACGGGCGTGATGGATTTGCGAACTCGTATATTCCTCATACCGGCCGCCCGGCAGAATCGCCTTGTAGGTGACGTTGAATTCGTTGTCCTGCTGCGGGCGGATCGCGCTCGGCTGCAGCGGGTAGAGCCGACGGATCGGCCCGGTCTGGCCGCGCCCCTTGAATGCGTAATAGTTCCCGAAGCGCAACAGCCACGAGGCGGAATCCATCCAGTAGCTGGTCCGCGCCTGCCAATCGTTCGGCTTGTTCAACAGCTTTTCTACGGGGTGAGTCGGCTGCAGTTCCTTGGTCGTTCGGCCGCCGCTCGTGGTCTTCTTGTAGACGTGGACCGGCATCACCGCGAAGCGGCGCGTGATCGCCGTCACCATCGCCTTGACCGTCGGCGACTGCTCGCAATTATCCGGCGTAACCGCAACGCCGGACGAGGTCTCGTAAACAGCCTCAAGCCGCTTGATCAGCGTGTCGATGCCGATGTCGGCCCGGCGCTGCCATGAGATATTCACGCCGAGGATATTCACAACATCAGTACCCTTTCGGTGACGAATTCCTCGGCGGGATCATTGAACGAGGCGGCGCCGCCCCCCATGGCGATCGTCACCAGCCCGTCGATCCGCCCCCGCGACCGACGCTTGTCGAATGCGCGATTATTCTGCGGATCGGTCATGACCTTGGCGTTTGAGGCGCAGGAGTAGGTGACCGGCGAACTGTCGATCGTTATCTTTTTCTCGAGGATGTGATCCTGGAGCCGTTCGATCGATCGCGGCATGCAAAGCTGCTTGTCCTCGAAGACCACCCGAGTGCCCTGGGCGTGACTGACGAGCTTCAGGCCTACCCCGTCCGGCTCGCCCGGCCCTTTCCAGCGCCAGACCGCAAAGCCGACCTCGTCGCATGCGGCAATGAAGTCTCCGATGCC